AGCATACGAGCACAGAAGCAATGTTGAAAATCTAAAAAACACATTGATAGCAAGACAAGAAGACGACGATCCTTATGAAGCGCAAGTGTCAGACCTGCAGACGTCAGCACTACAAGAAATTAACTGGCTAGCAGTAAACGAGCTGACCAACCTTAAAGAGCATCAGGAATTTCTTCTCAAGCTGCTTACTAACAAGGACAGCTTCATTCGTAAGAAAATTATTGATCAAAATCTTGCATACCTAAACCACAGACTGTCCTATTATCTAGACAAACTTGGGTTACCTCACCAGGTTGAGTTTCAAAACGACCTATCAGTTGAGATCTCCCAATTAGGGCAGGACCTTGACTTTGATAACTTGTCACGAGGCGAACGAAACAGGCTTATACTAGGTCTTAGCTTTGCTTTCCGGGACGTTTGGGAGAGTTTGTATCAGAATGTTAACCTGCTGTTTATTGATGAGCTGATAGACAGCGGCATGGACACAGCAGGAGTTGAGAGTTCGCTGAGCGTACTCAAGAAGATGGCAAGAGAACGAGAGAAAAATATCTTTTTGATTAGTCATAAAGATGAATTGATAGGGCGAGTCAATCATGTGCTTAAAGTTATTAAAGAAGGCGGATTCACCTCTTATGAGAACGATTTAGATGTAGTGGAGACAACACAATGACCGACGACGAAAGATTTGAAAAAGAATTAGACCCCAACGATAGTCTTCACCAACAGTTGGTTCAGGCGTATCTAGACTATTTTGTTGCAATGGAACATTGGGAAGCTATGAACACTCACCGTAGGTACTACGATCTACAACAGAGGCTTCGTAAAATAAAAAAAATTACGCATCAACGAAACGCAGAAGTGAAAGCACAGTTTCAAGAGGTATATCCAGAAGTTTTTAAGTCAAAACCGAAGCAGTGAGGTGCTGTAGGTAGATATATAACTGTATGCATTGGACTTATGAAGGCGTAACTATTATTGAGATACCAGACGAGTATGAAGGATTTGTGTATCTCATTACCAATCTACAGTCCGGAAAAAAATATATTGGCAAGAAGCTGGCTAAGTTTAAAACTACTAAGCCACCGCTTAAAGGTAAAAAGAATAAACGCAGAGGCTTTAAAGAAAGCGACTGGAGAACCTATTGGGGTTCATCAGATAAGTTAAATGCTGATGTAGAAGCCTTAGGACAGGAGCAATTTACTCGAGAAGTACTTTATTTTTGTAAATCAAGAGCAGAAATGTCCTACATTGAGATGCTCGAACAAGTTAAAAGAAATGTTCTTGCGTCTGATGACTACTACAACGGTATTATCAATGTTAGAATAAGATCATCAGACGCACTTAAAAAACTTCTTATCGAAATGCAAAATAACGGTGATTTATTTTAATCGTCCAGGAGTCATTGTGTCTGGTATAATTTCTTTTCTATAATTTTTGTTGCCATCATTACACCATTTTAGCAAACTCATCTTTTTTGATATGTTTTCTCTATGTTTAGGATTATTCCAGTTGCTTGCTAATTGTTCACAACGTTTTTTATAATTTTCAGGATCTTGTAGATACTCTTTCATCTTTTTTGAATGGTGTTTAGCCATACGTTTTTGCGCAGCAGCATAGTTCTTTTTTGATTCTTCCGTGCGTTTCTTGCCTTTAGTTGCATCGGACAAATTTTTTCTACTTTCGGTAGTCCATACCCTTGCTCCACCGTCGCCTGATTCAGGAATTAGATTAGCAAACTCTTTTGACTTTACTATATTCCATAGAGTTGAATAATATATTCCAGCTTCTTTTAATTCAATTTTATCCTCCGTTACTAAGAGAATTTCTGTTTTTACATCATACCCGTGCTTATTAATATGACGTTTCCACAGTTTTCCCGAACCTGTATAGTTATAAGGATCTTTAGAAATCGTTTTTCCTAAGTACTTAAGCCCTGTTTTGTTGTGAGTTTTTAAGTATAAATATATCATGCTGATACTCCTGTTTAGTATTAGAGTAGTTAGGACTGTCATCCGTGAACTACACTTATATTTACCTACTTTATATCAAAAACATGTTGACATCAATCATCATAGTATATATAATAGAGTATATAAGTAGGAATTGTTAGAATTCATTAACAAGGCAAGATCGCAAGGTACTTGAAACTGATGACTACTACAACGGTATTATCAATGTTCGAGTAGGCGGATCAGAGAAATTAAGACAGTCACTAATAGAAAACAAAAATTTAAAATAGGCAAGACAGGCATCTTCAGGCAAAGATTATTTCTTAGTTGTTGCGAACAAAGCAAGAAGTAATACACACTTAGGCATCAAAACAACACACAAGGCTGGCAGGCCGGACTATAATACTGCTGTGAAACAGCCGGTTGGTACCCGGGCACGAAACATGTTGAGACACTCCCCTTCGAGAGACATCGTCGTAGCTGAAAAGGCAAGCGAGTTAAGTATTGACATAGAACGTTTGTTGGCGTTCAAGAAAAAATCGCACACTCCTAAAAACTGTACATCTAGGAACGAAAGTACAGGCGGCATGTTAAAATGCTATATCGACGTAGGTTGGGAAAGGTCAGAACCCGTGGAGTGAACAAATACCTGCTTCCAATGTGTCTTGGCTGGAAATACTCACATGAAGTAAATTCATTAAGAAGACGGAACCTTTAAACAGGTTCCGTCTGACCAGAGCAATCTACATGAATCATTCACTACAAAAGAAAAACAATTGCTTAAATCATTTGTATTACCTTTATTTAGAGAAACTATTAGTTTGAGCGTGGAGCGAAAACTAAATGAGCAAAGCTCATTCTTAGTATAAATACATCTATATACACTTGGAATAATTCTCATATGAAGATGCACGAGATTAACGAAACACAACTTGATGAGCTGGATGGCGTAGGAAATACTTTAGGAAAGGCAGCTAAGTCTGTTGGCAAAGGTGTTGCTGATTTTGGTAAGGGCTTCAAAGCTGGCTATACTAACAACAAAGGAAAAAAAACAACTAAGAAAGGAAGTCAGCAGCAAAAGAAAACACCTGCAAAGTCAACTAATATTGTTAGACTACAAAAAGCAATGTCAGGAATGAATGCTCGTCAACTACAAGCGATACAGAAACAACTAGCCAAGAAAACAGGAGCAACCAAATGAAGATTAATCAAGTAAGTGGGTTGATTACTGAAGGATGGAATGATGACCGGCTGCGTCTGTTAGAACAGAAACACATTGTACCTTTTGTTAAAGACATTGAACGTATGGTTGTAGAAGCAAATCTTAATACAAGACAGATCAGCAAGCTGTTTATTAATGTAGAGAAATTAGCTGCTGAAGGCGGCCGCAATCGTACTACGGTAGGAAAGGCCAAAGACCTGACTGTACTGATCAATAAAAAGATTGATCAATTAGGTGCAGAGATCAAGAAAGCAGGCCCAGTGCAGAATATAGACACTAAGTTTAATGATCTTAAAACCAAGATCAACATGACTGACAATAGAGTAGCGCAGGGCTTTCGCGCAGTTAGTGATTGGGCTAAAGAGAATCCTGGCAAAGCCAGTGTGGCAGTGGCGATATTAACTGCGGCTGCGGCATTAACTGCAGGGCCCGCAGGCGGTGCAGTGGCTGGTTTTCTATCAAGAGCAACTAAAGATCTATTACAGGGATCGGAGCTAAGCAGCGCTGTGGGCAAAGCTGCTAAGATGGGTGCTCTAGCCGGACTTGCTGGCCTGGGCATAGAAGCTATTGGTGATACTCTTGGAGACGCTCTTACTACAGCCAACAACACTATTAATCCACAGTACCAAACTGTTGAACTATCCTACCAAAAAATAAGCAACATTGCTCCTAATGAATGGGCAGAAGCCTACTTAGTAGGACTACCAGATGACGTTGATCCGATTAAAGACAGCTGGGATACTGCTACTAAGGCACTGGGTGACAACGACTACGAAGCATTTAAGGCAGCATGGTCTGAAGTAGAGGCAGGTGTTGAGCAGTTAAACGATCCAGAATACGTTCAGTCACTTGCAGGTAATGCAGAAGATCATAAAGAGTGGAGTGAAGGCATAGCAGCATTTGCTAAGATGGTAGACGGTGTAGCAGCCGCAGCACAAGGCTCAATACAGGCCAGCGCCAACGCAAAACAAGAAAGTATTCAGTTGACATCCTCACAGGTTCACACTATAATAGAACAATGCAGTAATACACCCAGCGCTGTTAATGAAGGTCCGTTGGACGCAATCAAGCAGGGTGTTAAGAAAGGCGCAAGTGCAGTGGGAAAGAAGGCTAGCACTGTTGGACGCAACATGACCAACAAGGTCACTGCGTCCAAGCTAGAGGCTGTTTGGAAGAAGGCAGGATCGCCAACTGATTCAAATGAGATAGCAAAAGTATTGCGCAGTGCCGGAGTTCCAAACGAAACAATAGCTCCAGCATTTAAAAAGGTAGGAGTAAAATTCACAGCGCCTTCACAAGGCGACTCTCGTCCTTCACAAGGCAATAACGACATTGAATCTCAAATTAATCAATTAACGTCAGGTGAAGCCGCTGAACTTAAAAAATATATTGACAAGTTATTAGCAAGAAAGTCTGGTCAGCAAAGTCGAGCAGCAGATCCTGCACCTGATTCACCTGCACCTGATTCACCTGCACCTGATTCACCTGATTCACCTGCACCTGGCAGTCCGGACTCTGCGCCAGCAGCGAATCCTAAAAATGCTGCACAGTCTGATAGTTACGAAAAAGCAAAATCAGAAATTAGAAAAGTACAAGGTGGGCAAAAACCAATGCCTCAACGAACTGCTGATGCAATCAATGATGCGCTAGTTAAGTTATCTAAAGGCAGCAAGGAGCACGGAGTGTGGGCAGCGGATAAAATCTTGGGATTTGCTAAAGCAGGAGTAGATGTTGCTAGACAGCAACAGTCTTGGATAGCAAATGCTAAAGCAGGAGAACGCTTCTTAACACAAAGTAGATATCTTGAATTGTCTAGAATGTTACGCGAGAATAAATTAAGGTGGAGTGACTTAGGATTAAGGATCCACCTTGTTGAAAGCACTAACAAACTTGTTGGCATTAGCTTAGTCTAGAAAAACGGCATTCCTGATTTACGTGTGGTTTCCAAATTATCTTTAACAATGTCTCCTATGAGAAGCTTATCTTCGTATGTTAGATAATGAGCTTCCTCATAGGTAACTCCTCCTCTCATATACCAGCATATCTTTAAAAGCTCAGATTTCATTTCTTTTTGTTCATTGTCGTACTTGGTGACTTCTAAAAGGATCTCACCAACGCTCATAGGCAAGATCCTTACCCGAAAAAATTTGATTGGTCAAATGTAATCGGAACCTTCCACGTCGCCGGTGCGCCCTTTTCAATATCTTCAGGTGAAGACTCTACGTTAATCGGCTCGATCTGAAACTTTTCTTTTTGCGCATCTAGGTGTTCAGTAACGTCATTGTAAAAATCTTTGTCAGCATTAGCAATAAACTCATCAATGTGCTCTTGATTATCAACTACTGTGTCTTCGATGGATATCGAAGAGATACATTTGCTAATAGTTTTTACTGTTAGGTTAGTTAGCTTTACAAAACTTTCATTGAACTTGGTTAGCTTTTCTTCTTCTGGGATCTTTTCATCGTTGACCAATGCAAAGATTCTTTGTTCTTCAAAGGTCTTCAGACTTGCTTCAGTAAACTCTTTATAAGTTAATGGTCGCATTTTAATTTTCATGTTGTTGATCTGGAGGTTTGTATTGTAACTTACAGTAACTAGCTTATTAAGTAACTGCCGTAAATCAACTGAAAATGTTCTTTCTTCTCCTGTCTTTGGAACTTTTACTTCTAGACTCATCATCTCGCCGTAGGTAGCAATTCGAATCGCTATCAACACAGCGTCTAGATCGATGCTGGGCATTGACCATGCGTTTTTAATTGCAGGAATACAACTTTGAATTAGATTCACTGTTGCTTGTCCATTTAGCAATGCGTCTGGAGTTTTCATTGTAAGCTCGTCTTTTGCTGTCATTGCAAAAACCGGATACTCTCCGCTTTCGGGAATCTCTAAGGTGCCAGGAGCATAAAACTGTCCTAGACTAGGAAGAGTTATGTACACTTTAGGTTGTCTAAAGAACTTCTTTAATGGGTTTTCGTTGTAATTAATTGTGTTTGGATCTACCATGAATGTCTCCGCATAAATACATTACTAATATGTATCATATATATTTATGTGCGTATATAACTTGGACTTTTAATTGTGGCAGATGAAGTAGAGATTAGTAATGTAGGCGGTGAGAATGGTGTTGCTAGTGAAGCAACACTAGCATCTCTGTTGCGTGCAATGGAACGAATGTCAGGAGCGGCTGGCTCTAACTCAAGCGATGCAGCTAGGGCAGCTAGAAGGTTGCGTGATGCCCAGCGTGATGCTGCTGGTAGTACAGAAGATAATACAGACGCCCGAGATGAAAACACTGAAGCAATTGAAAGTGCTAGTGAAGCCACTGGTAGATTTGCTAGGGCTATAGTAGAAGTTACCGGAAATCTTATAGGTGTACTTGCTTCTAGCGTAGTTGATCTTGGCGGCGTGTTACTATCCTCTAAAACACAGTTGTCAGACTTTGCTGAGAAGCTTCCGTTTATTGGAGGAATTTTAGGTTCACTTGTTGGAATACTCGATGACAGCGTTGCTACGTTTAGACAACTGTCGTCAGTAGGTGCTGCTTTTGGCAATAGCATCGAAGATATGAGATTGTCAGCAGCCCAACTGGAACTAGGGTTAGACGAGATGGCTAGTTTTGTGTCATCTAATTCTGAAGCATTACGTTTGTTAAGTGGAACAGTAACAGACGGCGTTAATAGATTCAAGGCTATCAACAAGACAATAAAAGATACCGGAGACTTTGCTGCTCTAAAGAATCTAGGATTTACTGTTGAGGAAATAAACGAAGGCATGGCCGACTATACTGCCCTGCAAGCTAGGCTAGGTCGTCTACAACGCATGGACAGTCGACAGATTGCTAACGGTAGTGCTAGATATCTTGAGCAATTGGACAGACTAGCAAAGGTCACTGGACAGAGTAGAAAAGAACTAGCAGCGTCGATGTTGCAACAAAGCCAAGACGCTGCTTTCCGGGCATTACAAAATAATTTGTCAGGAGACGCTGCCGAAAACTTTAGATCTAGCATGGCGTTAATAGATACGTTGCCGGAGAGCGTGGCCAACGGATTAAAAGATCTAGCAGACGGTATTCCTCAAACAGCAGAAGGTATTGCGCTATTAACTACTATTGGGCCGGAAATACAATCAGCAATGAAAAGTGTTGCCAAAGGTGCTGACCCGCAAGTGATAATTGATGCTATTGGCGCCGCTGGTCACGACATTGAAAAATTTGTAGGTGGCTCGGCAGAAGAGCAAGCTGCAATTATAGCACAACTTAGACAAACTCAACCTGAAATAGCAGCAGTATTAGATGCTGCTACTAAAATGAAAAACTTTGGTACTAAAGAAATGAGTGAGGCTCGTGCTGAACAAGCAAAGAGAGCAGAAACTACTGCCACGCTAACTGAATTTGACGATACATTACGGACATTTAGAGCAACTATTGCAAAGGCGTTTATTAAAAGTGGACTATTTGAAAAGATGGCCGGTGGTGTTGCTTCTGTAGCAGACTTATTAGAAAAAACACTTGCGTCTGATGAGTTTGCAGCAAGTCTAAAAAATATATCTTCTAAAATAAAAGAATTCTTAACTGACATACAGGATGTTGGAATTAAAGAAGCATTTAAGAATTTGTTTAAAGAAGATGGGCCATTTGCTGGGCTAGGTTCGATGATCAGTGACGTTATAAAATCAGCATTAAAAGAAACCTTGCCTATGATAGGTATAGGGTTAGCAGCATTGTTTGGTGGTGTATATCTAGCTAAAAAGATTGGCAGCGCGTTTACAGGATTGTTGGGTAACTTGTTTGGTGGTGGGGGTGGAGACGACGATGACGGACCAGACCGCGGTGGTCGTCGCGGCGGCAGAAGAGGAGGAGGAGCAGGCAGAGGATTAGCTAGTGCAGGAGTCGGAGCAGGAAAAGGACTAGCTGGCATAGGCAAAGGCATAGGCAAAGGCATTGGAGGAATTCTTAAAGGACTAGCAACAGGTATTGCAGCATTTGCTAATCCGGCAGTTGCAGCCGGAGCAGTCGTGATTAGCGGAGTGATTGTTGCTATTGGTGCAGCAATAGCAGGCGCAGCCTGGCTAACCGGCAAGGCATTGCCTACGTTTGCCGAAGGAATGAAATCCTTCGAAGAAGTAAATGGCAAAAAGCTAGAAACAGCAGGTGCTGGCATGTTATCAGTAGCTGGAGGACTAGCAGCGTTTGGCGGAGCATCAATTGTAGCAGGTGTTGGTAATATTGCTGGCTTTGTTGGCGAATTATTTGGCGGTTCAGCTCTTGAGAACATGAAAGAAACTGCTAAAGGTATGCAAGCAATAGCAGACGTTAAAGGATTAAAATCTAACTTAGAGGTTCTTGATCGAGGTCTTGACACAGACTCTATCAAAAACTATGCTGATGCAATGGAACGTCTAGTAGAAGCACTTAGTGATATGAACGACGAATTATCCAAGGACAATAAAATTGGATTTGGTAAAGGAACAAACGCCGGCGATGTGTTAAAAAATGTTAATACTTCCACGTCTGGCGGCACCGAAGGCATCAAAGAGTTAAATAACTTGATGCAACAAGTGTTAATGACGTTACAAAGAATGCAAGTTGACACAAACAAGACAGAAAAAAATACAAAAAATCTAGGCGGCGGAAATATTGCCAACGGATACATAAGTTCTATCCGCTAACAGGAATCTAATATGAATATTAAACGTACAATGGAGATTGTATAATGTCGTGGCGTAAACACTTTACTCCGGTATCAGCAGATAATAACTCCAACGGCAGCTACAGTCCTTTTTCTAATGCGAGAAACAGCGCTCAAGCAGGACCTGCTAAAGCAAACTATTCGTCTTATCTACCAGACATATATGTGGGAACGCCCAATAGAGTTGAGCGTTATGGACAGTACAATACCATGGACCAAGACAGTGAAGTAAATGCTGCTCTTGACATTCTTGCAGAGTTTTGTACACAAAAGAACAAGCAAAACAATACCCCATTCACTACAGAATATAAGTCTGAGGCCACCAATTCAGAAGTCAAGATAATTCAAGAGTACCTGCAACAGTGGGCTAAGCTTCAAGACTTCGAAACTAAAATCTTTAGAATTCTTAGAAACGTGTTTAAGTTTGGTGATCAGTTTTTCCTTAGAGACCCAGAAACTAAGAAATGGTTTAACGTAGATCCAGCAAACGTTACTAAAATAATTGTTAACGAAAGCGAAGGCAAAATTCCAGAGCAGTATGTAATTAAGAACGTAAACTTTAACTTTGTTGCAGGTATTGCTACTACTCCTTATGAATCTAATAATAGTACTTATGGGGGCGGAAACACCACTTACCAACCAGTTGGTAACGCTAACGGAATGGCAGGACAGCCGCAGAGTAGCACGTCAGCTTCACGTTTTATGACAGAACAAAATGAATATGCAGTTAACGCAGAGCATATGGTTCATATCAGTTTATCAGAAGGATTAGATAATAATTTTCCGTTTGGTAACAGTCTATTAGAAACAATCTTTAAAGTTTACAAGCAAAAAGAGCTGCTTGAAGATGCCATTATTATCTATCGAGTACAGCGTGCACCAGAGCGAAGAGTATTCTACGTTGATGTGGGCAACATGCCCAGTCACCTTGCTATGCAGTTTGTCGAGCGTGTAAAGACGGAAATCCATCAACGTAGGATTCCATCGTCAACCGGCGGCGGACAAAACGTAATTGACTCAAGTTATAATCCTCTCTGTTTGGATTTATCTACAAGGATTCCTCTACTTGACGGAAGAACATTAGCACTAACTGAGTTAATTGCAGAGTTTGAGCAAGGAAAA